TTATCTCAATATCCGTTAGGCTCTCACAACCAGAGAATACGTTCATATCAAAAGTGATAACATTATCAGGAATCGACGCCGATGTCAGACCAGTACCTGAGAAAGCGAACTTCCCAATAGTATCAACACCAGTAAGAGTCGGTAAGTTCGTCAAGCCGATACAGTCTGAAAAGGCACCTTCATAAATCTCACCACAATCGTCAGGAATTATATAGTCACCAGTTTTTCCAGCGGGGTAAGCATATAAAATTGTTTTAGCTTTATTAAATAAAACTCCATCCTCAGATGAAAACTCCGCATTATCTTCATGTACGATAATGCTTGTGAGCTTTTTGCAGCCTGCGAACATACCAATTCCAAATATGGCGTTCGTTCCCATCCAGGCCACACTAGCAGGGATCGTCACGCTCGTCAATTCCTCACAGGCAGAGAAAGCAGTACCAGATGGATACCCAATATGAGTAACAGTATCAGGAACTGTGTAAGCACCACTTGTTCCAACAGAGCATTGGTACAATTTTGTTTTATCTTTATTGAATAAAGTTTTATCCATTAATCTAATAAATATTTAACAAAAAGGCGCTGCTATAGCAGCGCCTTTTCTATACTAACTCGCTCAATGAACTGTTTGGCGAGTTTTATACACTTATCATTAGAATCTAAAACTTCTTGATCAGTTTTACAATTGTGTAGAGCAGTCCCTTGTGTAATTAGCAAATTTGCTAATTCAGTATAATAGCACTTATAATCGTACTTGCTAATTTTTAACTTTGAAGGCATCTAATAACAATTGTAATGTGTCTTTTTCAACTTCAACTATTACTTCTGGTTCTTCTTCTACCGTCACTGCACCCGCCTCATAATCACCGTATATATCTTCTGTATCTTCTTCATCAAATGCTGATGTATCTAGATCTGGTTGTTTATATATGGTTGAAGCAGATTCAAGGATGTTCTGCTTCTTTATGTCTATGATAATTAAATTTAATAACTGATTAGTAACTAAGTCCTTCTTAGCTCTCCCTAAAAAATCTGTGCAATCTGCCTTTGTGAACGCACCTTCTAACATCTGAATAGGATTTTTTAATTGTGAATAAATTAAGTGTGGTAGATATAATTCTGTAATTTTAGCGCAATCACGTATAACATAATATGCGCCCTTCTTCAGAATCTTAACACCCGTATCAGGAGACTTAGCAGCAACCTTGGCTGCTCTTAATAATTTAGCTTGTTTATTCTTAGACTCACTTAAGATTTTTGCTTCGAATGCCATACATTATTATTTAATCTAACCCTCATCTGATTAATCACCGCCCTCGCGAAAATTATTAAAGGCTGATACGATCTCTTTAATCTAAAAACCCCTTTCTTTTATCATAAACTAATCGATCAAAAGTACGTTCCTCTTTTCCAGATATATCAACATATAATTTTTCAATATCTTCCTCGAACTTAATTTGTCTCATACCTTCTTTATGGACAGGTCGAGGATCACTGAGTTCGGATAAGAGTTCGAACTCTCTTCTTTCATTAGTATAAATGTCTTTAACTACAAATTTATATGCAATCATCATACAAATGATAGCTTATTATTATCAACTTTGCAAGTTATTTTTTTCAGATGAGCTTTACTCTTTATTAATAACGACGCTACCTCTGTCTCAATATGTTTCTCAAAGAACCGTCTCAAAAAACGTGCACCATATTTTCGATTATAGCCTTGTTGAGCTATATAATCTTGAGCTTCAGACGTTAAAGTAAACTCTATATTATTAATATCCTGTAATTTTTTAGAAAAAACATTTAATTGTATGTGAACTAAGTTATATATATCTTCTTTTGATAAATGCTCAAATCTAATAATTTCGTCTAGTCTATTTAAAAACTCTGGTTTAAAAAATTTCTGGCAAGCATTTTCTAAATCTATAGAACTTATTGCTGTACCACCGAACCCGATAGAATCCTTATCAAATAATTGAGAACCAATATTACTTGTAAATACAATAATACAATTTTTAAAATTAATCTTACGACCTACGCTATCAGTTAACTCTCCTTTATCTAAAACTTGTAAAAATATATTAACAACATCTGGATGAGCCTTTTCAATTTCATCTAATAAAAGTAAACTATATGGATTAGTTTTAATAAAATCACAAAGTATTGATCTATCACCATAACCTACATAACCAGGAGGCGAGCCAATTAATTTACTTGTAGAATGTGGTTCTATAAATTCTGACATATCTATCTTAAGAAAATTTTGTTTGTTATAAAAAAAGTACTCAGAAATTAATTCACACAAATACGTCTTACCGACACCAGTCGGACCAATAAAAAGAAAAGAACCTAATGGACGGCTGGGGTCTTGTAGTCCAGTTTTAACTCTCTTAAAATGATGTAATAATGATGTAATAGCTCTATTCTGAGAAATATATCTTTCTTTTAAAGAATGTTCTACTTTATTTAAATCAGGTAAACTACTTCCTCTAATATTGCTTATAGGTATACTTGTTTTAATACTAAGTATATCTCTTACGATATCATCTGTAATAACTTTATCAAATTCAACAGCCTTTTGCTTAATTACTTCTTTTTTTAATTTATTAGATAGAGTTGTTTCCTTTCGCTGTAGCTTAATACCATCTTCAAAATTACATCCTTCCACAGCTACAAGTTTTTGTTTTTGTATACTATCTATTTTCAGCTGTAATTGTACAATTTGTTCTGATGTGTTAGATATTTGATTTTTAATATGAGAGCCACATTCATCTAATAAGTCAAGAGACGCAGCAGGTTGGCTTTTATCAAAAATAAACCGCGATGATAATTTAACAATATCTTCTACTATATTTCTATTATACTTTACATTATGAAATTTTTCATACATAGGAATCATATTATATAAAATTCCTTTTGTTTCTTCTAAATTAGTTTGTTTAACAACTATGTTCTCGAAATTAGAACTAATAGTTGTAATATCATCAATATATTTTTTATAATCATCTGATGTACATGTACCTATAAAATTAATATCATCACTATTAAACAATTCACTGAAATATTCTTCTATATTAGCTGAACCGTCAATACGAGTTATAAGAGCAATATCATTAATAAATAAAATTACATCAGTATTATTTTTAAGATAGTCTTGAAGGACGTCCATTCTAGCTTCAAAATCTCCTCTAAACTTTGTACCACCAATAAGTGTTTTAAGCTTAAGTTCGAGGATCCTTTTATCATGTAAATGGTTAGGTGTAAGTTTTTTAGTTATTCTTCGCGCCAATTCATATACTACAGATTTTTTTCCTACACCAGGTTCACCAGTAATAATAAGATTAGTATTATGTCTTTTTCCTAAAACAAGATATATTTTATCAAATTCAGCATCTCTTGAAAATGTACTTTGTAATTTATTTGTTGAAGCTTGATAAGTTAAATCAATAAAATAAGGCTCTAAGCTCTCTGGTATATTAGATTTATTTAGACCAGTATTAGCTTTAATATCACCTAATTCTTTTTGTATAGCATTTTTTACATTATCAAAATTTAATCCATACTCCATAAGAATAGATGTAGCAACACCATCATTCTCATATAATAAAGATAAGAATAAATGAATTACATCAACAGTATTTTTTTCAAGCTTTTGAGCTAAACGTTTTGCAAAATCTATTATACGTAAAACTCGAGGTGTAAATGATGGACCTGATTCAGGATTAAAAAGTTTATTAGTTTCTTCTATATTTAAAATACTAATAACAATATCTTTTAAATGTGTTACGTCTACATCTAATCGCCTAAAAGTTTGTTCTAAAATACAATCGTCGCTTTCAATTAAACCTAAAAGTAAATGCTCGGTACCAGCATATCTACTTTTAAATTCATTTGCATAAGCTTTAGACGAAGCAAGAGCATCCTGTGCTGTGGAACTGAACTTCATTACATATACTTATATACTATAGAGGAATTATACAATCGTACCTTGAGCACCTGAAAAGGTACCAGTACTACTAGTAGTTAGAACTGGGCTCGTTGTGTCTAATATATAACCAGCGGCTCCGCCGGTTCTTGTTTTCCATTCCTCTGCTAATGTACTTGTCCAACTACCATCAATTGAGTCTGGTTCTACAGTGTCGGTATCACCGGGGAGGCCGATCCCACCACCCGATAACCCAGTCATGGGTGAATACGTAGTTAATGTAACTGTATTATCGCCTGCTGTCACTCCTGTATCTGACACAATAACTGTAGCAACTTTAAACCCACCACCAGCACCACCAACTCCCGCAGGGGCAACGCTACCGCCTTCAACCTGTCCGTCACTACCATCATTAGTTATCGTCAAATGACCACGCGTGTCCCCAGCTGGTAATGTTCTACGATATTCAAAAACATCATCACCGCTTTCTATACTGTGAATACCTGCGTAACCACCCGAACCACAATTGGTTAAATGAATCCCAGCACCACCACCACCACCCGCGCCAGCTGATAAAGAAGATACATGATCCATGCCAGTAGCACTTACACCTAATAACCCCCCGGAGCCTCCTCCAGCTCCGCCATAAATAGCTCCACTATTACTAATTATATATTGATTAAAGTACGTATCAAAATTACTAATAGCTGGGCCTCCGTCAAATGATGCTTTATTGCTAGCACTTAAATCTCCAGCCCCGGGACCTGTTGTATTAGTAAAATCAAATCCTGATAAATGTAAGGCACCATGGCCTCCTAGGCCTCCTTTTCCGACCAACGCACTACCAGACTCAATAATAAACTCAATTCCATTATTTAAATACACAAAATCTTGAATACTACCATCTTCAATATTTGGAGCATCAAATTGTAGAGCCCCTGATACCGCTGATACAGAAAATACTGATAGCGGACTATGAACTGTAAATGTTGCACTAACTGGGTTCGTTGCTGATACTGCAGACCATGCTACAGTATTAGTTTCTGCAGTGCTGGCTGATAATGCTTCCCATACATTAACACAACTTAACATATTGGGAACTGCAAGCCCACCTCCTATATCTGGGCCTGATTCATATGTAGCAGATATAGAAGATAAAAATAAATGTATTGTCTTGAGTTCCTCATTAATCCTCGCCAACCCATATGTTGTTCCTAATGTAGATGCATCGTTCGGATTGCTTAATTCTATACTTACAACCTTCTCGTCAGAAGAACCGGTTCCTGCTGGCTGGGCGCTTAAGTCAAACACTAAAGAAGAAACACCTCTTGTAAAATGCAATGTACTATTAGCGCTTAACTCACCAGCAGATAACGTACCTGGTGTAGCAGGAATAGGAATACCAAAATCCTCATATTCATCAATAGTATAATCATATGCTTTCGCAACTGGTGCATGAGGAGCATACTCACTATTGCTTATATTCGAAAACGGTATTACTGCAATATTACAAATAGAATCTTCTAAATATTCCCCATCTCCATATGGATCATCTCTTGTAATACCGACACGTACAGTGTTTCCTTCATTTACTGCCCAACTAGTACCTGATAAACTTAAAGTATATTTCGAAGTCGGTTTCGGTGTCAGAGTAATAGCACAGACTTGAGCTGTAGGATCAATTACACAATTAGATTCTTGTTTTATTACAAAGCTAAATGTCTTATCATCACCTGAGAAGAATTTGTTTGTACCTATAGATATCAAAGGCTTTAATGTTTCGCCACTGCTAAAAGAATCCGAACCGCTCAGCGTCCAGTTTTCTACAAATGGAAAAAAATCAGTCGCGACCGCTGTACCAAGAGTAGTATAATAACTAAAAGAACATGAATTGGCTGTACTAATATCATTTTCCCTCTTAACACCTATATTAATAACGGAGCCACCTTCAACATTTTCGACAATTGAAGTTAAAGATAAAACATTAGTTGCATGTTCATTCTGACCAGGTAGCCGAGCTGGTATCTCAGCAGGTGGATTATTATTTAAACTCTCTTCTTTAATTAAATTAAACAAATCCACCTGCTGATTGTATAATAATTCTAACGGTCTATTAACCACGTCAGTTAATAGTGGTTCATTTACTCCAATATAAAAATTACTATCGATAGTAAAATTAGAAGGTAAGTCAAAAGCCTTGTAATTTATAGTACACAGTGTCGGCATAAGGAACGTACCTTTAACATCATTATAATAACTATAAATCTTTTTATTTAAATTCTCAAATAATGAAAAATGATTATAAATTAATTTTTTAGTAGTCTTATTAAAAGTTATATTACTTACAGTCTCTTGAGGCAATACTAATATATCTGATAAGCTAAAATAATTAGTATAAAAATTCTCATGATATAATTTTGTTGATATATCCTTATCGCCAAAAACATATGTAACAGTCGGAGATATAAATACATTATTAGTATCTAACGCAGAGAGAGGAGTAGTAGTAACTGTTAAATAATCAGCATCATTATGCAGTGCACTATCAAATGATAAAATCTTATTAGCGCTCGGTGTTTCAGTGTCCGTAGTCCCTAGAATAAAATTTGCTTTAGAAAAGTCAAATGTAGTTATTGGTAGATTGAAATTAGTTTTATAGAACTTGAAAATATTTTTATTGTTACTAATATATAAAATATTTTTTGAAGACTTACTATTCACTATTTTAGTGAAATTTTTAGATTCTTCGAAACCAGTAACAGCTTGCATCCTAGTATCATATATATCAAACGGTGAATAGGGTTCTTCTATTACATTGTTTTGTACATCATATTCAAGTACTTTACCTTTTTTTGAAAGTATATACCCTGTAGGTGTTATATCTGTGTCGCTTTTTTCATCAACAACTATAGAAACTAA